CTTCGTTAAATAGATTCGTTCCAAATTGGAATAAACCGTCCATCTTCTGTTCTCGTATATGTAAGTATACCATCGCCCATTCTGCGTGTCAACTCTTGTTTGCTAGGCGTAATATCATTTGTAATTAACTTATCTTTTCTTGGTCTGCCCATATGATAAGAAGCAAGTATATCACGAATCTCTCTTACTTGGGATTCTGAGTAGTACGACCTTACCTGAAATCCTCTTGCACCACCCTTTTGAGAACCCGTTGGAAAAGGAATGACTCCTCGCTTCATTAAGTCTGGTAGATATTTTTTATGACGATTAACTAAATCAGCAGTCTGACCTACTGTGTATGCTCGTTCTCTTTTATTTTTAAACTCATTAATTAGACAACTTTCAATCTGATCTTTGGTAATATTATAAACAGACATAATTCCATTAGACTTATTGAGATGATGTATTCTAACAAGGTCTCCATTAAGAAACCAAACCTTTTTGTTACCTGGTATTACAGGTGACTCATTGTATTTTTCGCTCTCAATTGTTCCCTTTTTAGTAACCATTGTCCCTCCAATGTGTGGCTAGGTGGGTGGAAGAAAAACCTCATTCCGCAAAGCATACAGTAAATCTCTATATGATTAATTTCTGTATACTGCCTATCTACAAACATTCTTCCTTTGCATTTTTTACATGAAATCATTAATTAGGTATTCCAACTACTATTAGGTTAATTCCAATACTAGTATCTCCACCAGTATTAAACTTAACAGTTCCTTCTACCTTAGATGTTGATACGCTTTTTAGCGTTACCGTGACATCTTTACCAGCATCTGTATTTCCTATATTAATTGGTGTTGCAGTTACCACAGGTGCGAATTTAAAGTCCGTTGGAAAGTCATAGGAGAATGACTGAGAGGATCCAGCGGTCTGGGTTGTACTTGTAGTTACCTGAACGTATCCACCGATTATACGGGCCTCTGAAGCCTTTACACTCTGCTTTCCAGAAGTAGGGGTGTCAACAGTTACATACTTATATGTTGAAGGTGATACCTGAACAGACAGATCATTAATAGCCTTAACAATCTGGTAGATGTATGTAACATCTAAGGGCTGTCCTCTTTCTGGTACGGGTAGAATTGCCATATTATAATTATACCAGAGACCTTACTCCAGAATCATAAACCTTAATTGATGAGTTTATTTCTGGCTTAATTGAAGATATCTGTACAACAACTCTTACTGAGGCTGTGCCATTTTTTAAAAATGAATAACTTGAAGTGTTCGATGTTCCAACATATGATGGGGCTGCACCATCAAATCCAGCAAAAACATCATACTGAACTTGAATTGAAACATCTGAACCATTTGACCAATTTACAAGAATTGTGTTTCCAATAACATTCAAATCTCCTGGCAACACTAATACAGGCTGAGAACCAACTAAAAATATTTGAGACCACGCAGACTTTCTATTTTTATCTTCTGCAACAAGTCTAAACCTTGCCACCCTACCATTTTCAGATGTTACTTTTCCTAAGAACTCTTTCTTTACGATAACATTCTTTATTCCTGGATCAGCCATTATAGAACATCCAACGAGAATCTAAACTCTATGTAGTTTGTTGTGTTTGCTGATTTAATAATTGTTTTTGCATCTGCATTTTTAATTACAGAGTATCCAGTTAATCCGTAGACAGAGTTTGTTGATGTAACATTTTCTAGTCTAACCGCATCTAAACATACATAGAAATCTGATGTAGGCTCTTCATCCTTAATTACACATGCATATATTCTTACAGTATTGATTTCTGACCAAGAGAAGTCTGCGCTTTTATACAAATCTTGAAGTTCTTTTGATACAACAAAATATCTATTTTCAGAAAAATCATTATCTTCTCCAGAAACAACTGCCTCAAACCTAGCCCATTTTCCAGTTCCAAATGTTCCAGTTGATGAAAACTCTATCATGATTCGAACCTCATCTGGAATTGTTACTGCTTCTCCATTTTTATTTATAACAGAAAAAGCAAGCCGTAGTTCATCTGTTGGAGAGTTTTTGCTAAAGTCAATTGTTGTGTCGCTGAGTTGAATAAAGTTTGATCCAGCCTCTGCTATCAAATGATTTTCAGAGTTTATGGTTATGTCAGAATTGTTTCCTGATATTGCAAAAATATTATTTAAAAATCTACATCTTTCATATCGTGCAACTCTATCAGAGTTAGTAAAAACTTTATTGTCTGCATTGGTTTGAAAAACTGGATATATTTGATTTATTATGTTTGTTTCAACATCATTAATTAAATAGCCAGCAGACACAAAAGTACCAGTAACTGATGACGGGGCAGTTGATATAGTAAACGTAGTTGGTGTTGGCACTGTTGCAATGTTTTTGTTTGATAAATTAAATACAACTGGAGATATCTCAGATATTGAAATCTCAGTTCCTACAGATAGTCCGTGTGCTGCGTCAGTTGTGTATGTTATTGTTGTTCCAGATGCTACGGCATTTATTATTCTTACAACTCTATCATCTAGTGGCTCATAAATAGAAGGAATTTCTGTTCCCTGTGATGAATATTTCCATCCTTCTGAATCAGAAAATGAATAAACATTCTTGCTATCAAACGATCCAGCAGCAGGGTTTGAGGCTGCAGAAAATATTCCTACCTCTGTTATCTCATATCTTTCCTGAGTTGGTAATTCTGCTGTAAGAACAACTTTTGATACCCCGCCCTCATTGACGAATCCACGAGATATGATTGGCACACGAAACATTTCAAAGTCAAGTGATTTCTTGTCTGAGTAATCTCCTAGTGTTCCGTCTAGCGGTATAGGAGATGGTCCGCAGCCGACTGCAATATGGGAGGCATAAGATGGTGTCTGACCTACAAGGTACTTTGCTAGGATATTCTTACCTGTATTAGTTATCATTTAATTTCCTCCATCATATATTGTACCATCATAGACATCTCCGCTTGTCAATACTTGAACTTCTGCCTGCTCGCCATCCTTTATGTTTATAAGGTTGATTATTAGGTCCCCGCTTATTGGGTCTATATATACGGACTTGCAATTTGGAACCTTCACACCGTCGACCAAATCATAACCATTTCCACATTCTGGCAAGTGTTCTAATATAGAAAGAGATAAAGACTTAAAGAATGAGTCTGAAGACTGAAGCCTCAGAACATTGTTAGGATTATATTGCAAGTATAAATCTGTTAAGTTTTTGATTGGTGTGTATATAATCTTTTGACCATTAACTAAATCGTGTCTAGAGATTGTTGCTAGTTCGTGTCCACCAATATCTTCAAATATTAGGTCTGTCATTATATCGATAGACATAACATCTTGATCTTGAAGAATTAAATCAGGAGTAGCAATTTTTACTGAATCATCATCTTCTGATGCTTTTGGATCTGGAAGATCTGCTGTTGCATTAACCATTACTACACCACCTCACTTAAGAACAATGTCATGTCTGGCCCATCTGGACCTTTTGTATAATCTATATTATATACTACAAACCTACTTGATGGTGATGACACCATGCTTACACCCTTTTCTTCATAGTCAAGTGTAACGATATCTCCAAGTTGTATTGTTGGTATTGCAAAAATCTTAACTCCTACAGACCTTCTAGGCTTGGTTATTTTTTCAACAAGCCACTTCATCAAGGTGTTTGCTTCATCATAAGACTGAATATATGGTGTGTCTAAAGCAAAATCCATTTTACCGTATGTCATTCTGCTTAACTTTATGTCCTGATAGTCTTGTTTAAATTTATATGGATTAGATATTAGTTTTTCTGCAGCAAACTCAGGATTTGACAACATACTATTTCTATTAAAATATTCATCAAGAGTTATCTTGTTTTCAGACTCCTGAGTAAATGTAACGCCCTGAACTCTAAGATAGTTTCCAGTTGTCTCATCTAGACTTATGGCTGTGTCTGTTGCATTAAATATTATGAACTCTGCGCCGTATGAGCCAGCCCTAAATCCTGATACAACATACCCCTTTATTTTATTAAAGGTTGGAGATATTTTTGCTGTTAAGGCTGGGAAGGCTTTGTCATACTTAAAGTTAAATGTTGCTGCTTCTCTCATTATGCTTCCAAACTCTTCAAAATATATTTTATACTTTGGTGCTTCGGAAGTTCCAATTCCAGATAGATATGTGTTTTGAATTAATCCGCTAAGAGCATACTTTCTGAAAGATTCATTGACATCAATATCTGAGTCTCCAAAAACTGAGTTGACTGGCGCACCAAGAGAGAATGTAGTGTTCTGTGAATAGTTGTTGCACAGAGCATAGACATTTTCAAACATAGCCCTTGATGATCCTCGTGAGAACAAAGCAATGTTTGAGTATACTGGCAGTGGCTCAAGGTCATCTACAGTCTTAATTAGTCTGCCATTCATGTATAGGTAGAATCTTCTTGTTCTTCCTATGTCTTCATATTCTACTGCTAAATCGTATACCGTTGGATTTTCCTCAGCAACAATTCTTGACTGTCCTGTAAATCTTCCATCGTCAACAGTGATCTGACCAAGACCATCCCACAACTTTACTGGGATTGCCTTTCCGTTTTCTGATTTAATCTTATAAAAGAAAACATTGCTTACAGTTTCTCTTTCTTCTTCAGAAAGATTTCCAACTCCTAGAGCAGCAATTTCAAAGTAGTATCCTACGTTTGTTGTTGGATTTAGCATGAAAGCAAGACCACCAGAACCTCCAGATATATTAATGTTTTTATCTGGTGTGCTACCCTTTACAACATAATATGTAGAAGATCCATTTGATGTTTGTCCTCTGTCAGCATTGTTTTCTATCTTGCCAACTAGTCTCATTCTTGTTCCAAAATGCTTGTATTTGTTTTCCTCTAACGATCTATGAACGTAAGAGATAAAGTCTCTTGGCTTTTCTTTAGTGGTAAAGTTTGGTCCAGTAAGAGAGAGCGCTGAAGACTGAAGTGTTCCACTTTGAACCTGGGTAGAAGTGTTAACCTCTCCTATAAAAGATGTTGACATAAAGTTTTTAATAATTCCGCTTCTAGAAGAAGTTCGTGCTAGAGCATCTGAAGAAACTCCAGCCACAGTTGTTTTACCTGCTGCAGCAATTGTTGTTGTTGGAATTGTCAAATCTTTTTCAAATAGATATTCTGATGCCATAGAGCATCCCTTAACGTTATCGTCTGACTTCCAGTAATCTGCTATTCCAGCAGAGTGTGCAACAATCTGAGTTCCAAACTGACCACGACCATGCTTTTGAACATCTCCATTTTGTAAGGCGATGACTCCATCCTTCTCAAAATACTTTGGCTCAGAATATATTCTTACTAGGCCAGTTGGATATATCTTTCCATTAAATGGCAACTTTGCAAAATAGTTTTGATAATCTTCTGTAGACGTTATCCACACATTGCCAAACCCAGAAACATTATATTG